CAATAAAAGCTTTTCTATCAGTTGCAGATTCATCTTTAAACATAATTTTTTCTTCTGCAGTTTCAACTGATTCAACGCATCGTTCTATCATAGCAAATGTCATTTCAGTTTGACTTTTAAATTCACTTAGATCTAATACGTCGGTATATCTTGGCCATCGCATAACTAAATTAATATTATCAGCAATCTCTAATCTATTATCAATATCTGGAACATCTACTTTAATTTCTTCAATTGGAATTATAACTTCATTCGGATGCTCACAACTTTCACATTTTAAACCTGTCTTGGCTGTTTCACCAACCGACTTAGCTCTAATTCTTGTAAATAGATATTCTACGTCAAAGGTTGTTAATTTATTTTTATCTAGAGGCTCTGTCACACAAGATTCTATAGTATCAACTACCGCAGCCATTGCCTGCTTAGTATCTTGTGTTTCCATTGCCATCATCAAAACCTTTTCTTCCTTTACGAGATAAGGTCTAAATCTCACTGTTTGTTTCGTTGACGGCACTACCGCTTCATATTTGGGCGCCGTGTTTATTTTTGGTAAAGCCATTATATAACCTCATAAGCTTAAATTTCAAACCAGTCTTTATATGATAACTGGACATTCAGTTCAACTAATCCGTTCGGATCATTGTTTAATTGTATTGCATTTAGAGTAGTGCAAAATGCTTCTACTAGCTTGCAACTATATATCTTCTGTTCGTCAGAATACACATCAGCATCAAGGCTAATATTAAAAGGACCAAAAGAAAATGATTGATCAAAAAACCCTGGTACGTCAAACGCTAAGCCATGCTTTAACTGATGTATAGTTACGTCACGAGTATACGTATTGGGGTAATTCAATTCTTTTGTAAAATGATTTGCAGCAAGTTCTTGCCAATGTTCAAAATATGCTTTTACACCATAATCGTTTGTGACTAAGAATGTCATTGAAACATCTTCAGAAGCATAACCATATGCTTGCTTTACTTGTTTCATTCCGATTATGCGTTCGTTTGTCATTACTTGTCTACCAGGCAATTGTATATCTCTACACAAAAGGTTAAGACCTCGAGTATCTGTTTGAGCCAGTCCAGGTAACGCCGGCATATTAACCTGAAACATATTACTTCTGGCTGGGCCACTGCGTACTGCACCTTTTAAGTCATCAACTGATAATGGCATTAAATCATACTCCTAGAATCTTTGTATACTTTAGATCTACCAGCTTTCTGAAAATCAGCGGTTGGTAAAAACGTTGCGATCTCCCACTCAGGTGGAGGTACATATGCAAATCTACTTCGTACGTTAGAATTTAAATAGTGTTTGTAACACGGCTTAAAATGTTTTAACGAAGATGTTTGTTTTAGAGTATTATATGTCACTTGAAATTTTGTTGTTTCATCAAACTTTTTATTGCTTGCAATATCCATTAGTGCATCAAGTAATTTTGCACGAAGTGTCGCAGGAAGATAATGTAGATTTAAACCGTAAAATCCACCTGGCGCAGGACCTACAACAACTGTTAATGGAAAGCTATCATAGTACGGTAGCTTTTCTTTTGTCTTAGGATCATAGAAATACATGTACATATTTCCTGCAATACCACGACTTTTTAATTCAACTGGGTCTTCTTTCATCAACGAACTACGATTTACTCTACCCATAGCCTGAGCCTTCTGGCGAAACCAGTTCATAGATTCTTTACTACGTGGTGTGATGCCTGCTCGAAATGCTTCGAACTCTAGCTTCTGAAATATATTACTCATGCCACTATTTATATACTATTTCTTCTTTTTTCTCACAGGCCCGAGAGGTTTTAGTGGTTTAATATATTTTGGCATAATCTTCATTTCTTGTAGTGTATTTTCAGTCCATATCTGAAACTGCCAACCACGATCTTTTGCAAATTCATTTGCCGCTTCCCACTTATTCATATTTTTTACATACGTAAATGCTTCGTTAATATATCTCTTTGTACGCTTTTGGCCAGTAGGTGGTTTAGTTTCTTTATCAGGTTTAATCTCAACTAATAGTGTTTGGTTCTCCATTACAATTTTAAGATCAGGAAAGTACCTATGATAACGTTTGTCGCCATCATAATAGTATGGAACCACTATCTCCTCACTTGACCAAGACTTTACTTTTGGGTTCTCATCACACCATTTGAAACAATGTCTTTCCCACATTGATCTAAATATGACTCCGGTATGATCTCCAGCATACTTCTTTGGGTTTTTAACTTTGTATTTACCTGAATAAGCCATATAAATAGTTCTAACTTTCTTTGTATTTATTGGAAAAAATATGTCACTATCACAGCCAAAATATAAATATCCGATCGTAGATCAAGACGACTATAAGGCCAGGGTATATTTTACAACTATTATCGAAGAACCTCCCACAATAGATCCATCAGCATTTGCGAATGAAGGTAGTGAAGTTGGTTTAATTAGTGCAACACAATTTTTAGGTAATGCTGTCACTGCAGGTATCCGTGCAGGTAAGAGCTTTAAAGGCGAAACAATTAAACTTTATTTGCCTCCTGCTATTCAGGTACAAGATGGTGTAACTTTTGATGGAGCCGAATTAGGTGTGCGTGGTGGTTCTGCCCTTCAAGCTGCACAAGGTGGAGAAGAAACTACATTGGCCGAGATTGCATCAAATACTTTAGGATTAGGTACAGTTGATAAATTAATGACTGCAATTAAAGATCCAGAAGTTGCCAGGGCAGTAATATCAGGTGTTGCGAGTGTAAGTGGTAGAGGTCAAAACGTTGTTAATTCAGCAACACAAACCACATTAAATCCTAATATACGAGCTGTCTTTAAATCGGTTAATTTAAGAGAACATAGTTTTGCATTTAAATTTATACCACGATCTCAAGAAGAAGCCCAAGAGGTAAGAGCAATTATTGATTGGTTTAGAATGGAGCTTTATCCAGAACCAACCGCAGATATTGGTGGATTAAAAGTAGCATATAAGTTTCCAAACAAATTCTTAATTCGTATGAGATATGGTGCAAATACTCCTATCGTAACACAATACTTACGATCTCATTTAGTTAATATGACAACTAACTATAACCCATCTAATATGTCTTTTTATTATGATGGAGAATTTCAAGAGATCGATCTTACATTAAACTTCAGAGAATACAGAACATTGAGTAAGGAAGACATTCAAGCAGGATTCAACGATCTTGATGATCCAAGTAATGTTATACCTGATACGTTTAATACTACTAATTTTCCAACATATGCTCCTCCTGGTTCATCGCCATCTCCAGCATCTTCTGCTTCGCAAGGCTATCCACAATATACATCGCCTGCAACACGGGACTTTATTAATAGTTATTCAGTAGGATCGCCGGCCTGGAATCAAGCCCAATACGAAGAAGCATCGGGCATTCGTAATGCAACGTGGGGCCCGTCAACTAATCCGCCAGCATTTGCAGGTGAACCTGGAGGTGCACCTTTAGGTGTAGGTGGTGGAAGACCAGCACCTTATTATAATTATGATAAGAAAGGTCCTTTCTAATGAGTAATTATTTTAGAAATTTTCCGGTTCAACCATATTCATTTGGCTCTAATTTACCTGCAGTTGCTTTTCAAAATTTAACTGCATACGTTGATGTAATCGACCACATAAAAGATAATTCTTCTTTTTATGGTTATTACTACATTCAAGAAGGCGATAGAGCAGATCAAGTATCTCAATACATGTATGGTGATATGAAATACTATTGGACGTTCTACTTATTAAATGATCATATTCGTGAACAAGGTTGGCCTCTATCTTATCCGGAACTTATAAAGATGATTCAAAAGCTGCATCCAAATACTGTTCTAGAAACAAAAGATGTTTTAACTGGAATATTTAAAGTAGGTCAAACTGTTCAAGGATCGTCGTCAGGTGCAACTGGAATAATCACACACAGAAATCTTGATCTTGGTCAAATCGTGATTGAAGGTACGCATTCTTTTAATTCAACAGAAACTATTACATCTCAAGTCGGTGATGAAGTGCAGTCGGTACAGTTAATTAGTGCAATTGATGAACCTAACTCTACAAGATATTATATTGACGGTGACTCAAAACATTGGGATATAAATCCATATGATGATAGACCTTCTCTCTATACACCTGTTACTCACTATGAATATTATGCTCAACAAAATGATGAATTAAAAAGAATAAAAATATTCAAACCAGGTCAGGTAGAAAACATTTCAAGAGAGTTTCAGGAAATAATCAGAAATGTCTAGCTATACTCCTAAGGATCCTAGGGAATATAAGTTATATTCTATATTCTTATTAAATCCAAGAACTTCCCATCAGGTTAATATTACTCAAGGATTAGTAAGCTTTAATATATTTGAGCATTTAGATAAGCCTTATCTAACTGGGGTTCTTACTTTTGCAGATACAGCCCGAGTTTTAGAGATGACAGACTTTAAAGGTACTGAACGTATCGTTATAAAAATGGGTTTACATCAAAGTGATAAAATATTAGAAAAACAGTTTATTGTTAGAAATGTAAAAGAAGCGATTCCATCAACAGATACTGATAATATTATAACTATTAATCTCATTGAATATGATGGATTTGTTGGTACGTTACGAATATTGAATAAAGCGTATGATGGTAAGCCTGGTGTTATTATTAATGATATGCTCAGAGACGTATACGGAAATAATAAAATTGCAGTTCGAGGAGAAGGTGCTGAAATACTGCAACAAGAAAACTGGAATATTGCAAACCAGGTTCCAACAGAAGTATTAAGTGCAATAACAGAAGCAAACTCTAACGAACTACAAGCTGCGATTCG